GGTTGTATTCCGGCTGACTTGGAGCTGGAACGCGGAACGGCGTGACATGAGCAAGTGGCTCGGACGCTCACCAACTGGGAACTTGCTGATAAGCTCAGCAATCTTGGCGTCGGTGCAGCCTTTGCCGTTGTCTGCGGTGAGCTTTTTCAAACGACCGATTGCGTTCTTGTTCACGCACTGGAAGCCCACCCAAGCGGTGAGGTCAGCGATGAATGCAGCGTAGCGCTTAGCGTCGGCGTCAACTGCATCGCCTTCGCGGAATGGCGAGAGGTCGAAGGTTGTGCCGTTGCCGTAAACGTATTGAACTCCAGTATTGCCAGCCTTGATGGCGTAAACCGAGGAACCAGTTGCGGAGGTTGTGCCGCCTGCGTCTACAACGATGTCGCTGCCGAGAGCAGTAACAAGTGTTTGCAGACCGGCGAAGCCTTTCGAGCTTGCGTTGTCACCATAGATGGTTTGAGTTCCAACTGTGGAGAGAGCAGCACGCATGACGCCCATGGCTTCGATTGCTTGCAGAGCCTCGGCACCATCTTCGTAACCGCGAGCGACAGCCTTATCGACCTCGATGCGAGCGGAGAGAATGAAGCACTCAACGAGACGCTCGGTGAAGTTCGATTTTGTAGCATCCGTGCCTTCGTTGGCTTGACGGAATGCAACGCTCGGACGGCTGTTGCGAGTCACTGTCTTGTAGGACGTGCCGCGGATCGTGCGAGCTGGGATGATTGTCACCTCAGGAGATGCGGTGGCTACTTCCTCAATCAGACCGACGATGGGGTCATGTCCGTTGAGCTTGGCAAGGTCTAACAGAGTTAGGTTGTTTGGCATGGTATTGTTTGTTTAGTGAGATTGGTTTTGAGCTTTGAAGGAGGCTTCGACGAGTGCGAGTCCTTTGAGTTCGGTTTGTTTGGTGCCTTCGTCAGCTTTACCGGCGAGAACGGTTTCGCCGTTCACTGGCTTGGATGGGATGGCGTTGAGAATTTCCACAGAGTTCTTGTCGGCTTTGATTTGAGCCTTCCAGAATGACTTGGCTTTTTCATCTTGCGGAGCGATGCGACCGGCTTTGACAGCTTCGTCGATGACCGAGTCAGCAGCTTTGTCCTCAATCTCAGCAAGTGATGCTTTGAGCGTTTCCACTTCGCTGGCGAGAGCGTCACGCGATGCCGTGACTGTCTCCAGTTCGTTGGCGTGGTTCGCAGCAGCTTGAACCGCGTCGGCTTCCTTGGTCATGTAGCCAGCCTCGATCTCAGCGATCTTGCTTTTCATGGCTTCGATTTCGAGCTTGGCAATTTCCATTGCTTTCTCCGGGTCAACATCCTCGGCAACAAGACCGAGTTCGATTAGTGGTTTGATGTCCATATTGGTTTCGTTGTATGATGCGGCGATCTTTTCCATCGCCTCGAATGCTGGCTCGTTAACGAGCGAACCGATCTCGCCATGTGTCGGCAGACCTGCTGGCGTGCCATTGGCGAGTAGAAAGTTTGGCGAGAAGTAGGAGTAGTCCTTGCCTTCGACGGCGCTCTTGCCTGCCTGTGTCCATTCGATGTCGAGAACCAGACCGATGCCTGATTCATATCGGAATTCCTTCGGGATGAATGATGCAGGACCGGCTTTGTGATCGAAGCCTGCGAATGGTCGCACGTTGCGAGATTGGCGAGCTTGCAGGTCGCTTGCGAATGCAGCGAGGATCGACTCATCGACCGTCACCTTGCGCTTGGCAGCTTTGCCATTGACGGTAGCATGAATTTCGTGCTCGCCTTCAGGGAGATATACAATGCTCTCAGCCAAAGCTTCCACTTCGGTCTGGAATGATGCACTGATGATTTCGTTCGCCATTTCGAATAGAAGATTACCACCCGATTCTGGCTTGTAATTGCTTTTTTTTAAGTAGCTCCCTCGACCTGTGCGATGATGCTTTGAAGCGCTCCGTTCGCGAATGCGTTGATGTAGGATTGCTCCGGTGGAAGTGCGTTCTTCCATGGCTTCTGCGTGATGGATTTCTTCAGCACGAATACCGGTTTGATACCGGTGGGAGAGTTTTCATCTGCCTGCGCTAGCACACCCTTGACGGCAAACAACGGCGCGATTGTTCGGCTGTATGTCCGAGCTGTCAGCCCGTGCGCCTCTGGCACGATCGGGATCGTGAGGAACTTTGCACGTCGCGCGGTGATCGTCCCTCCGGTGACTTTGTGCGAGAATCCAATGGCACCTTTGCTGCGCAGTGTCACGCCTGATCCACTCGCTCCCATGATCGACCAACTTCCTGAGACTTTACGCCACCACTGCGTTTTTTTCCTACCTGGACCATGAGTCGGAAGCGATGGATTTTCCCATAGCCGCGATCCGTTCATGTTGTAGTATTTTTCGACGACTTCCAGAGCATCCTGAGCGCCGGTGAGAACCGCGACCTTGCGCACCGATGCCGATTGCAGGCGGATCATCGATGCCTTCACTGGATCGAGTCCTGTGGCTGTGATGGTAATTTTCATAGTTCGCGCTCCAATGATTTGACGATTGCCGCGCCGATCTCGTTTTCGAGTGACGTTTCAAGCGCTCGTTTGTCGAGCAAAAAAAACAACTGAGGAATGCGGTCGATGACTTGCTGCACCTCGATCTGAAATGCCCCGGCGGTCATGGTGTAACTCTTGTCGATCAGGTCGGCGAAGATCTGATCCACCGGCGAGAGCCATTGCCCCGCGACCTCACGCATTTGCTCATTTGTCATTCTCGATCTGCTTGAGCTTTGCGTTTGCCCACTCTCTGCCAGCGTCACCGCCCCAGCCGTTCCATGCCTGCCAGCCTTTGCCCTTGTCGCCCCATGTCTCGCCCTTCTTGTCGATCTCGTGGCGTGCGAAGAAGGAAACCATGCGCTTCACTGTCTCCGCGGATAGCTCGGAACGGTTGGAGATGTCCCTTGCCCGTGCAATGCCCACTGAGGTCATACCGCGCTCCGATGCTGGCTTCTGTCGGCGAATCTCAAGCGCGTCCTGCGCTGCCTTTGCCATGTCCTCGGTCGGTCTAAAATCAATGTCAGCACGAGCCGCCTCGGTGATCTCTGGCAGCAATGGGAGCGGATCTTCGACCTCGCCGAATAGCGCCTCGCCCTCTTGAGGTTCTTCGACTCCGAGTTCGTTGTAGATCCATTTGTTCGAGACTGGCAGCCCGATGTCCTTGGTCACGATCTTGATACGCTCGGCGATTGCTTTTTCATCCTTCGGTTTTGGAATGACGATCTCAGCGTAGGGCATGTCCTCGCTGGCAATGCCTGCGCCGTAATTCATACGAACGATTGAAGGGATCAACTGTGTCGTGACTACCTGCCCGATCCATGTCGCGACCGCTTGTAGAATGTCGCCGCGGACCGTTGCATGAACGTCGCCAAGCGCTCGGCTTCCGCTGCTACCCACGTCCGTGGTCAACGTCTGACCCAGCATGAGAATATCACACGCTTTGTCTGACTCGTTCATCAGCGCGACCTGTGGCAGCGATTCGCCGCCCTTGATGCCGTCCATGATCGAGAACTTTACCCCGGGTCCTGTGACTGCATAGCCGCTGGTGCCGATGTTCTCCAGCATTTCCTGCGCCTTCATCATTGCTTCGTCACTGCCGTCTGTTTCCGCATGTCGCCACGGGATCGAGTAAAGCTGCGCGTATTGCATGAACCAGCCCAGCCCGTAGATTGCACCGAGCCAGAACTTCGTGAGAGCGCGAAGATTTGCTGAATGGATTGGATGACAGCCTCCTTGCTGCCATATTGCAATCAAGAACTTGTCAGGTGGGAAGTCGATCAGGGTGTCATAGTTGACGCCGTTCGGCGCCATCATGAGCCTGTCGATCTCGTTCGATGCGGATGGATAGGCGAGATATTTAGCAGGCACTGGAGCGTAGCAACGTGGCGAAACGATTCCGTTTTCCGTGTGCCAGATGATTTCCACGACGCTGATTCCTTTGGCGTAGGCGTCGATCAGCGCACGCATCATGCCCTTCGTGTCGAGTTCCCAATGACTTGGACGTGGTGCATATGATTCAAGCGCTCGTTCTACTGTTTCGTGGATCTGCAATGCCTGCGGTGTTGGTTCCTCGGCACCTTCGCGAATACCTGGCTTGATCTCGATGTCGAGCGCCGTGACGTTGCCTGCGATCTCGTTGATGCACTTACGCAGACGCGACCAAGAATCGACCATCATTCGGAAAAGTCGATCCTGATCCTCCAGCCTGCCGGTGCGCACGTTGCGTAGAATGCTGCGCACCTGCTCGGGTGTTACATTGGCGAGGTCATAGTCCTGCGTGCGGTAGGAAGCTGGCAAAGGCGCTACGATGCCTTTTCTTTCGTCTGCGGTCATGGTGAGCATGGCAATAGCACGCAATGCAGGCAATGGCAAGCCCAAATTTACAGAGCGTTAAACCCTCGGACCGTTCGACTGGCGAATGTGTTCCGCGATGTGGTAACCGATGCCGCGCCCGTCATGGCTCCGCTGATGCGACTGCCGAGCGCAATGCAAGCAAGCAATGCGTCCGCACGGTCCGGTGATTTCATGCTTTTCGCTGCCATCTTCTCCTTCGATTCGACTCTCAACTTGCCGGTCTCATTCCACTCGCTTTTTCGTGTGGTGATCTGCGAGAATGTCATCGGATCGAGTTCGCCGACGTGTATTCTCCCGCGCTCCAGCTCACGACTAGCAACGTGCCA